CTAGCCATCTATTTTCCCCAATGTTGGCAACTTTGTACTGGGCAAAACCGTTTACACGCAAAGTTAGGAGCGGCATTAAATACGTTGGTATCATAAGCTGTCTCTAACCGTTTGATTAGGGTATCCCATTCGCCTATCATATCATCGAAGTTATCCATTTTATAGTCTTCTTTTAATATTTCTTTGCTGACTAAGAACACTAAGCCTGACTTGATTACCTCTACCTCGGGAAAGTGTTTAAACACTGCTGCACCTAGTAGAGATAGCTGACGAGTGTCGGCATACTGGCTAGACTTACCTGTCTTATAGTCGATAACCGTGGCTGTCTTTGTTTCAGGGTTCACGATGAGTAAGTCGATCGCACCGCGCCACCATACATCATCGGAAAAGAAGCCTGTAGGTTGTAGGTCACGCGTTAAGCCAACCTTGTGCTCACAATACTTCTTCCCTGGGATTTGTTTTAGTCGGTCTAACGAAGGCTGAAACTGCCAAAACTTTTCAGGTAGTGGGACATTGTCTCGCACATACAACTCAGCAGCTTTGTGAACTTCGTTACCATACAGAAAGTGTTCTGTGTTAGGGTCTTGCTTAATATCTTTGGCTACGTAAAGATGGAAGTATTGTTTCGGACACTTCTCGAATGTAGTAGCAGCCGAATACGACCATGTTTTTAAACCTGCCATTATTTTTCTTCCTCGTAATGTTCACCCGTCGGGCCGTTCTGTCCTATAACATCGCATCGGGCCTCGTCCCAGTTAAGGGGGCATCCCGTAAACGCGCATTCTTTTGTAGCAGTTAAACTCTTACCGCACACATCGCACAGTGGGTCTTTGTTCTTTCTAAAGATTTTGTCAAAGTTATCCTCAAACTCTTTGCTGTTCTTCCGACTCTTTATTAAGTCACCTGTTACATCATTCCGACTTGCCATTTTCTTTCTCCCTTTTAGCAAGGGTAAGCCCTCGCATTATCAATCGCTCGAACCCCAACTGCATGAGGTACTGCTTACCTTCCTCGTCCACATCCAGTTCAGCTATTGCACTGCCGTCGGGCTGGTCAATCAAGTCGCCTATCAATTCTATTTTCATGTGTATCTCCTTTATGTAAAGCATACTTTACATTTTGTCAGTTATGTTGCCTATAAGTAACAGGTTTTAGTTCAAAACTAAACTAATAGTGTAGACTTGTGTGTAATTTTAAACCGTTTATTCAACACAAACTTTTTTGTCTGTCACGAATTAAACGCAAAAAAGTGATATATCAGACACTAGTACCGATGTAAGTGGCCTTGCTGTCCTTGAACTGCACCTCGACTGCGCACTGCGATCCACCGTTTCCATGTAAAAGTTTGTATACACCAAATCCCATAGAAACTACGGCAATAAGTAGTAACGTTGCTACAATTACTACGGCTCTATCTCCACTACGGTCGCAGTTGCACTTACGGCCTTGCTCACAATCTTGATTACACGGCATCATCATCTCCTGTAAAGTATGCAATTACTGTATCCAATGCCCCTATTACTTTGGTGTCGTACTCCACGTCGTCGGGGTGGGTTGAGTGCCAGTCAACTATCTGTCTCCTACTTGACTTCAAGTGTGCGCCTACTATGGCGTCCAGTATCTCGGCTAACTGCGTTGTGTCTGATAAGTCTAATGTGATTTTCATTCTATGTCCTCTCTGAAGAATTCTTCCTCATCTATTATGATACGGTGAGCGTCAGCTTTCATTTGGTCTAGCACTTCGATGATACCCTCAAAGGTATCGCTTGCTACGGTTGCATCACAGAACCCCATGAGCGAACCATCGCGGTTGTAATATACTTCTTTTACCTCATAGTATGGCTCATCAAACGCACCTTCAAACTTAACTACTCGATAGTTCCAGCTCATAGCTCTACTCCTTCTCCATGCAGGTCTAGCTCGTCAATGTCTATCTCTGACTCTTTACCTGTGGGCAACTTGCCTATAATAGATGTCGGGAAGTGTCCTGTTCTAATTACTTCAACTACGCACTCGCCCTTTTTCCACCATACCCATCGCGGCATTGTTCGTTTACTTGTCATGTCACTTTCCTTTCTTTGGTTGTCTAAAGCCGTTTGGTACTTGGCCTGCTGTTAAGTTTTGCATCACTAACATCAACTGTTCAAGCACTTTCTCGTGGTCATCAAGCCTAGCTTGCATGTTAAGTAAGCCGTGATGCATAGCCGATAAAGAATTGCGTAGCTCCGCGTCTGTTAATGGTATTCCTGCACCTTGTGTCATTTGTTCGCTCCGTATTTAGTTTGTAATAGTAACTCGCAGTAGTGGATTGCTTTCTTGATATCCTCTGCGCCGTTCTTAGCGTGGTGTCGGCATACATACTTCACTATGTTGCCCTCTAAGAAGCCCAGCTCATTCTCTACAATAAACTCTACTGGTTGTATCGCCATGCTTGCATAGTGATTACCTCCAATCTGTTTCTTAAGTGCGTTTTCTTCCTCAAACATGTCTGTCATTCCGTCGCTCATACATCTCTCCTAATAAATACATACATAACATACCCAACCCAAAGGCTTGCCAATAGCATTGGATATACTCAATAACTAGATTTACCATTGGCTCTGTCCCTCGCATCACGTTCGGCTTCTTTATCTAGCATTAGGTAATACCCTGCTATTACTCTACCCTTTTCTTCTTCCGACATATCGTCGGCTGCTACCTTATTAACGTAATACCCTAGCCTAAAATAATGAATATCTTCCATCACCAACTCCCAAACATATTCATGCTACTCTGCATGTTACCGATAGACGAACTTCTAGCCTTTTCTCGTTGGGCTTTTGTCATCGGTTCTTGTTTTTCTCGATCCATTAACTTAAACACCCTAGTGACACTCTGCACAAGTTTGTCGGCGTTGGTAGTAGCAACATCAGGTATGTCCGATACAGGTTTCACGTAGGGTATCGCTGCGTTATACACATACTGACGAGCACCATTCACTGTTTTCTTAACCCTAGTCAAGTGCCCTCTAAGTGCTAGCCACTCTAGGTATACCTTACCCTTTGCAAAGAACTCCAACTCGGTAACACACGCCGAACCTAACACATCCTTACGAGCAGCAACATAGTTATACACAATCTCTTTGTTTGTGTTTACCTCAGCGTCTATCTCAGCTTTCTTCCTTGCTGACCGCTCTCTTTCTAAAATATCTGATTGTTTTGACATTATTTAGCCTCTCCATAGTTATCACCAACACCAACTTCACAACCAAGTGGTAAGTCAGGACACCATGTAGGTGCCGTAGTCATGCACTTAGTCACATACGCTATGCAATTGTCGACATCATCTTCAGGGCATAGCATCACCAACTCATCGTGAATAGTCATCACGACGTTATACTTCTTAGCCACCGCTACTAACTGTTCACCAATGATGTCACGTGCTAGGCTTTGTATACATCGTTGGAATGTTTTAGACGGGTGTATGTATTCAGGGATAAGCGAACGACCCATCAGCTTGTCATAGACCCACGCATCCTTACCATCTTCACCACGTATCTTGCGTAGGTTAGGTAAGCCAAGCGCCATGCCATTAGGCTTCATCATGCCATGCTCTATACTACTTATGATGTTGCCGTTACCCATGCTGTAGTTCTTATTGTCACGCACTGCCTCAAGCATTGTGCCAGCATCAGCCCATGCACGAATTAACTCAGGGTTAGCATCTCGATACGCATACACGATACGTTTAACTTCGTCTAGACTTTTGTCTACACCACCTTGTTTAAGTATGCTGTGCATCTTAGCTGCGCCAACACCGTAAATACCTGATAGGTTGACTACCTTAAATATAAAGCGTAAGTCTTTGTCAACTTCGTCATAGGGTGTATTCGTTATCTCCGCAGCGGATTGTTTATACAAGTCTATACCTTTGTTAATCTGATCGATTTTGCCGTAGGACTTAGCGAACCAATACGCCAACCGTAACTCGATGTTACTTAAGTCAGCTGCCACTAGCTTCATACCTTTAGGCGCACATATCGCATTACGTAAGGGTGAAGAGCGAGGTAGGTTTTGTAGGTTGATACCATCCACACCTGACCATCGATGCGATACAGTAGCCCCTGCATACTTAAGCGGAACAGGTAGTAGCCCACGATTGCCTATGTTAATAAAGTTCTCTGTCCTAGTTTCCTCTAGCGTAGACTTGTTACCCAGCCTAGCAGTGGCTAGCACTTGCACTATAGGGTTGTCGTGTTCGAGTAGGGCTTTGAACTCCTCGTCTGTCTTAGCAAAGGCAAACGTCTCCTTGCCTGTGGTGTGACTAATCTTCATAGGCGGTTCAACACCTTGCTGTCTGAGTAACTCAGCAAACTTAGGGTTACTCATTAGGTCTTCTTTATCTACGTCAGCCGATGCCAGTAGCTTTTCTTTCTTATCCCTGACATCCATCAAGTGACGCACCAACAGCCCTTTGTTTAGCTCTAGCTTAGGCTCAGAGAACATCTTGATTGTTAAGTCAATCAAGCGCATCTCCATAGGCGCTATCCTGTCCTTGAGTTTGTTAAACAACTCATAGGTTAAGTCAACGTCGTTCTTGCAGTATTGACCATACTGGTGTAGGTCTTGTGGTGTGAAGTCTACTCGGTGCTTACCCAACGCATCCAATACTTCGGTGCCTTTGACACCAATGTTATACAGCGTAGCTAGGTTGGATAGGGATACTGATTCAGTTAGGCCGTGAAGAATTTGCGCCATACCCATAGTATCGAACAGTCCACGAGGGTGTATATCATACTGCCAACTAAGTATAGCAGCGTCGAAACGCATATTGTGCCCAAGTACAAAACTGTTAGCCCAATCATACCTGTCCAAGAACGTAGCGATTTCAGCATGCTTACCACTAAACCATATAGTCTCACCATCGTTCTCCTTTACTGCAACGCCAATCGTTTCAAACTGCTCGTCACGTATATACTCTTCCGTGGTGAACTTCTTAAGCCCATACTCTTTCGAGTAGTATGTCTCAAAGTCAATCGTTATTAGGTTCATTTATTCTCTCCGCCAACCCCAACAACACTGCCTTAGCTGTGTCGGTATGGCCTCCTCCGTGATTTAGATAAAGAAACACCGCTTGGTCTATCGCGGTGTCCATCAATTTATAACCTAAGTTCTCAAACTGTTGCTCCGTTAACTTCGTGACTGTTAACTTACCTGACTTCATTGCTATGGTGTATATAAACTTACGTCCACGCTTATACACGATAGCTGTTTTTGCGTTGTGGTTTATCACCACTGACGGCACTATGATTACCACGTCTCTCTCCTATTTATTTGTTCGGTGCTCGTAATCGTCACGACAATCTTGATCGCACCAACGCCAATCCTTTCTTATTGGTTCACCGCAGTTCAAGCAATAGCCCATGCCCTTTATAGGCGTAGCCTCTTGCTTACGATACCGCTTACGTATTGTTTCTTCTAACTCTAATCGTTCTTGTGTTTTATCTACGTCGTCCGACATTCTTTATCTTCTGTATAACAATTCTTACTATGAATAAATCTATAACTATTGAATAGTCATAGGGCATATAAGGCTCTTGAAAGCTAACTTCTAGACCTACCATAACGCCTGATATAAACGAGCATTGAAATAATATCATTGTGTTCCTTTAAAACGGTGCTTCTTCTAATATATCGAACACGCTCTTTACCGTTTCGACAGGTAGTTCTACTATCGTAGCATTATCTTTATTGCCTGTAAACCATTTAGCCTCACGTAGCGACCTAAATTTCTTGTGTGGTTCTCCATCTAGGCACACCACGTGAGTGAACGGTAGACTACTCCATTCCAAACAGCATCTCCTTTAATTGGTCTAGGTTGTTTTCATCTATAACAACAGCGATGCCACCGTTCTTCTTAATGGCAACGAGGTTGCGGTCTTGTATCTCTGTAGTTCTATTGCCATTCGCCTTGCACTCTATCCCTAGAAAGTGGCTCTTGTAGCACACCACGATATCAGGCACACCTGTCCGCATGTAGCCACTCGCTACAGGATAGAAGTAATAGGCGTCTAGCTCTTTCAACATCTTAACTACTTGGGCTTTCACCCACTTCTCAGTTACTTTCTTTTCGGGCACTTATTTTCTCCTTTCAATACGGTTTTGCTCTTCAAATATTTCACGTGCTTTGGCACGTAACCGTAATAATTTAACATCATCAACAAGACTAGGGTTTGTATCTAAGAACATATAAGCTAAGTATTGCTCGTCGTCATCACCTTCTGTCAGTAAGAAGAACTCGTTGTCTCTGATACCTATGCCTTCAAGGTATTTACCGTTCTCTGTTAGCTTAAGCATAGCTACCTTTTGCTTTTGTCGCTTTGTTAACTTCGTTTCTTCATCGTCAATACGAATTACCTTCATATCATATCCATAATTTCGGTAACACGTGCTAACACTTCGTCACGTGCACCAACACTTGTCCGTAACTCATCGGGAGTTACACCGACTAACGATTTCTCTAGCGCCTTTCTCGCTTCCTCTAGTTTAGGGTCTTTGGTTACGTTCAACTTCGTGAGTAGACTGGTCAGTTCAAGCGCATTTTCGATCAAACTGTTGCGGAATATCTTTTTGTCCTCACCGCTTAGTCTGTCTATCATGTGCTCAAGTGTTACATGTAACCGTGACCATGCGTCTTGCATAGCTGTCTCTACCCTTGAGTCGTAGGCTTTCTCATACTCGGCTCTCATCTCGTCACGTATGGCGTCCTCAACGTCTATGCGGAAGTCGCTAACTTCGGGCACAGGCATAATAGTGTATTTCATATTAAACTTCGTGGCAATCTTGTGTGCGTCGGGGTATTCCGAGCGGTCGAACAACTGTCCAAGGCGATAAGCCATGACCGTAATGATGTTCGGGTATTCATTGATAAAGGTATTAACACGTGATTGAAACTCTGCTTCGTATATACCTAGCTGTTCTTTGTAGTCGAAGAAGTTATTCATCGGCAACAGACGTGTGCCTGTGTCCGACCATGGTAGCGTTTGCCTAGCATGCCATTCACGTATCTCCCCCGCCAACTTCGTGATAGCTTCGAGGTGGTCTGACCCTGCGAGGATATGCTTGTTGTAGTTACCAGCCTTAGTGGTGGTGCGTTTGTTTATGTCAATTTCTTTTGACACGTTCTTGTCTAACTTACGCGCAGTCCATAGTGATATGTTTAGGTCTATCAATACTGCGCTTGATGCGATACTAACTGCCATGGTTCTCTCCTTTAAGTTGTCTTACTAACATCATTGCATCTGCATGTTGATATGCTTCAATCGCTACCGAGTTTGGGTCTCTTGTTCGATTAGTTAACATACCGCACATGGCTAGCATAGCGAATAAATCTCGTTCGTTAAGGTCTTCCATTTTTTCTCTCCATAGGTTTAGCCAACAAATACTTGTCGCCCATTGATTCAATTACTGCTTTAATTTTTTCTTCACGTAACCTTACTAGTTCAGGGTCAGGCTTGATATCAGCCCCATACAATGACGTGAGTATTACTGACGGGTTAAAAAACATTATGCTGCCTCCTTATCTAAATCGTTAGCTTGAATGGCATCCCACACTGACTCATCAGAAGTGAGTGCCTCATATTCATCACGTAATGCGTCATACAACAGACCACATAGGTCAGCTACTATATCACCTATCAGTGCATCGACCATCTCTATTTCCTTGTCAAACTGTTCTTGCCATACCTCAGCAAGGGGGTGGTCATCAACAAGGTAATACGCTATTGGTTCTACTTCGATGTCACGCATGGTTACGTTATTGTGCCTACCCAAGCCCCATGACATACGAACATACCCATCGAGGTCTTCGACATACTTTTGGAATATAGGATAGTCATCATACAGGCAACCCAAGGCTAGCTTGAAGTCTACTACCCTACCTGCAAAGGCAGCACCATCACCTTGTGACCAAAACCCTGACCAGTTTATGTCCCTCTCACGAACGGACTCAACGATACCTCGTCTGCTATAGTTACGAGGTGATGTGCTGATTTGAATGCCCATAGCTTTGCATTGTTCATCAAACCAATCATAGACAGACTCATGCCACCACTCACCATCGACATTGATTTCCCTATACTTTTCTATTAGTTCGTCTTTAGTCATGTCAAATCCAATTCGATCGAGTTAATCTCTCTCGTTAGTATTTTGTTTAAGTAGGCATGCACGTTGTGGTCATCAGGCACCTTTATCTTAGCTACATCTTTGATAATCTTCTTACACGCATTGGACATGTAATAGATACCTACTGACCCCGCTGGGTATCGATTCTCTGCTACACGAAGCGCCTCCTCTAAGTTACGTATATACCACGATGAGGTGGTATCATTCTCTAGTTTAGTTAGTGCCACTGCTTGTGTAATCGCATCGAATATAGGGTGCGTCGGTGCTAACTCCTTATACGATATATTCCAACCACTAATTCTAATAAATGGCGAGTCCATTCTATGCGCTATCTCTCTAGCCAAGCGTGAGGTGGCTGACTCACCAGCCGATATGGAACCTGTGCTAACTTGTTTCGCTATGTTTTTCAGTTGTCGGTCTGTAAATGTAGTTAAATCTATTTTCAATGTCAACGCCTTTGAATGGCGTAGTAAATACGTTGGAACGTTAATGCTCATGATGTTTCTCCTTTGTTAACTTCGTGGCAAACTTGCCACAATGTTACGACTGTAATTTATATACCGCTACTAATTCATTTACCTTGTCTACTACACTATCGGTATTGCTGCACACGTGTGTCTCCGACTCATGGCTGACGTTAGTCTCCATGCTGACATTTACTACCCAACCATTGGCTACCTTGTGCACTCGAATGTTAAGGCTACTCTCTCCTTCGACAGATACACGAGCGGTCTCCTCTATCTCAAATAGTTTTCGTGATGGTTGTGTTAATATTTTGTTTCGCGTTATCGCGTCACGTATTGCTTTGGTTAAACTTGTCATATTATTCTCCTAAGTAAATGCTCTTGCCATGTGGCGAGGTTATACCCTTGCTAGTGATAGCCCATAGGGTAGGTGCTTCCCAATCCCCACCCCAATCCTGTTCGACATAGCCGTCAGTCAATACGATGATAGCTTCAGGCGTGATACGCTTGTCCTTGAGATACCTGTTCAAGCTACCTACACGTGTGCCACCCCCACCAGCTGGTTTGGTTGTGGTTGCTAACCCTTGGTAGTCACCGATGTTGTAAGTTTCGTGAGCAGCTACATCGTAATCCCAGTAGATAAGCTCTAGGCTTTCGGGTGTCACGTCATCACATATACCAACAACTTCTGACAAGAACTCGTTAAGCTCCTCGTTACCGATAGAGCCTGACGTGTCGATGCCTACGACTAGCTTGCCTACTGTCTCACCTATCATCGAGGGCATGTAGATGTCCTGTCCGATAAACCTACGTGATGGGCGTTTCCAAGATGTCTTATCCTTGTTCTTGCATGTAGCGTTGACAAACTCACGCAACTGTTCACGCCAATCTACCTTGGGTTCAAGTAGTTCTTGGATAGAACGGTTTTGATTGCCTGCCATCTTGCCACGGATAATCTCACCTTGACGTAGTGCTTGGTCAATCTGCTTTTGAACTTCTTTAACTTCGTCAGCAGTCAACTGTTCGGCACCTTCCCAGTCATGATGGTCGTGTCCACCTTGCTTGCTACCCTCACCAGTCTCACCTCCACCATCACCACTGTCCTTACCACCGCCCGAAGGTGGTGGCTCTTGCTTGAGAATGTCAAACACTTGCTTAGTAGTCATGTTGGCAAAGCGTTTGTCATACAAACACATCTCAGGCATAGACGTTACTTCCCCATGGGGGTCAGCTTCAACGATGGTATTGTTCACCACGTAGTCAGCTGCAATGTTGGCAAGCATAGGGTTCTCTTTCCATAGCTTGCGCCATATCGTCATGTGCTGAAAGACTTTGTGTAACGCCTCATGTAACACGACGAACGTCAACTGCTTATCAGTCAACGTGTCGATAAACGTAGGGTTATACATCACATCACGACCATTGGTCGCAGCTGTTGGTAAGTCTTCAGTGAATGTGACTTTGCCTATCGATAATACACCAGCGAATAAGCAGAATTGCTTAGAGCGCATTATGCTGATGTGCGACTTCGTCACTCGCTGTTGCGAATTCAAAACTGGCATAAAAGTTCTCCTCATGTGCGGTTAATTGTTTAATGCTTTCGATCAAATGGAATGCTTTAATCGGTGTGCACTTATACTCGGTATCACGCCAAATGATTTTTACTTCATTGGGGCTGATAACAAAGTCAACATCGGGTAAATCCCTAGTGATGTCTTGTAATGTTTTAAATGCGTTACGGACTTGCAATAGTTCTTGTGAAGCCATGGTATTTCTCCTAATTAAAAGTATTGATTGTTTGATACTGCCCACGTAACAAAGGATTTGTTAGTCGCGGCTACTGCTTTACGGCTTGACGCCATAATGTTTATTGCAAATAGTGCTTGTGTTTCCATGGGTAGACGTTGAATGTATTTCATCCACGCATCCATGTGTTCCTCAGTGATTGACATTAACTCACGCATCACTAAGATTACCCTCGCCGATGGGTCTTTCGGGACCATCGCTTTCTCAGGTTCTTTGTAGACAGACTCACGACTTGGCAGTCCATCAGCTAGACTAAAGTATGCAGACATATCCCTTGCAGCTGACTCGCCGATAGTGCCGACCGCGTGCCCG